ATAAATGAGATTACTCCTTTTCATTTTAAAAGATCAGTGGAGGGAAATTAAAATGACAGAGACAATGAAAAGAGTGCAAGTGTTGTGAATACACTGTATAGAAAAGAAATAATATCTTTAAAAAATAAAGTGACTTCTGATTATCAAAAAGCACTTGATATAGAGTTAATTTCGCGAGACAAAATAGAGATTGAACTAAAAGATAAGCTGAAAAAACTTGATAAGCAAATTGCTAAACACACTGAGTTTTGTTTAGAAATTAACGGGGTACGAGAAAGATTAGAGGGAAGCAAAGCGTTGTGTCAAAATTTATCCGATAGACAGCTTACACTGATTAAAAAGTTTAATGAGCTGGAGAGGTTGACGATATGAATATGACTCAGGCAGAGCGCCGTAAGATCATCGGCGCAAGTGAAGTCGGGGCAATCCTGGGCTATTCAAAATACGATAGCCCCTATGATATATGGATGCAGAAGACGCGAGGCAAGTATCTTGAGAGATCAGAGGCGGTAAAGATTGCAGCGGAACACGGGCACCAAGTTGAGCCATGGCTTCTCGATAAGTACGAAGCTAAAACAGGCGATAAGGTAGTCCGTGGCGCGAAGTATCTGCATGACTCAAATGATTATATGATCGCCCATCCTGATGGAGTAGTGCCAGGCTATAATGGCAACTCTGATGGGTTAGTTGAAATAAAGACAGCAAGTGCTTATTTGTCCGATGACTGGGATGTGGACGAGTCATCGGATAATATCCCCGTCTGTTATCTCGCTCAAGTCCAGCAACAAATGAGCGTTTCTGATACACGATGGACGGATGTTGTTGTGCTAATAGGTAATACAGACATTCGCTATTACAGGATTTATCGAAATCACAAAATGATTGAAGCAATGACTAAGCGGCTAAAACACTTCTGGGAGTATAACGTTCTTCAGGACATACCGCCTGATGCTTCTACTATGCGGGATATTCAATCACGCTGGGATAGGGTGCGGAAGAAGTCACGCATGGCAACGTGTGAAGAGGTTGAGTTAGTTATACAAATAAAATTAATGCGCTTTGACAGATTGGCTCATCAAAAATCAGCGAGAGTCATTAAGGAAAAGGAAGACAAGTTAATTGTTAAGCTTGCAAACCAGATGGGAGATGCAGAGGGCTTAACGCTGGTTAATGATAAGTTTCTAGTAACAAGGGAACAATACAAGAGCGGCAGAAGGTTTAATTTTTTTGATCGGAGTAAAAATGATCAATAACATTTTATTGACGGCAAATATAGTCATCACTACATTTGTGGTAATTTTAATAATATATATGATATGGGGAGGAAAGAAGTAATGATTGACAGTAAAAGTTTAGAAGAGTTAAAAGATATTGTGCATGGCAGCGAAGCAAGTTGGGAAGAAACGCGCTTATTCAATCAAAAGTTTGCTGAAATTTTTGGTGAAACAGCGCAAGAAACGATAGAAAGAGTTAGGGAGGCCTTGAAGTATCACGCTTCTATTTTAAAGCAATGTTTGGAAACATCAGACGCTGTTGATTTAAGCGGAATGCCTGGCATCAGAAAAGTTGACCTTGTTCAAAGAATGTTTGACGATCTCAACAAAATCATAGGAGAAAAATAGAAAATGAAAAGTAACTACGCGGAAAACATCAAGCAGATCAGGGGGATTGTCTCAAACCATAAGCCCTTTACTGGCAATGTAGACGACTTGGCATATTGGGTCAAGTCGACACAAGACAAGTTGGATCAGATTAAACAAATTGCGGGGGAAGTAAAATGACAGCTAGTGAAAAGTTAAAGAAAATGAAAGATCGCTTAAAGAATTACAAAATGCCTTTAGAAGGCATGGAGTTTTGTAAAAAACAAATAGAATTTTGGAAAGAAATGGAAAACACTTTAGGCACATTATTGGAACTGCAAAATATAGTAGAGGAAAAGTAAATGAACGAAACTACAACAGAGATAACCATTGCTGAGCCTAAACAAATTTATAGTTTTGGAGGAATGCCAGCAACAGTTGAACAGGCGATAGCGCTGTCTAAAAAAATTGCGGATAGCGGATTTGTTCCTCAAGCTTACGCTGGAAAGCCAAATGATGTTTTTATAGCATTGCAGCTTGGCGCGGAGATTGGACTCAAGCCAATGCAAGCCGTGCAAGCTATCGCTGCAATTAATGGATCGCCGACTGTGTGGGGCGATAGTGCGCTAGCTCTTGTAAAAACACACCCTGAATTTGTAAACATTGTTGAAACGCTTGATGAGGAGACAATGACGGCAATATGCACGATTACGAGAAAAAACCAAACCCCTCACACTAGTAAATTTAGCCAACAGGATGCAAGTTGCGCTGGCCTATGGGGTAAAGTGTCGCGCACGGGGAAGCCATCGCCTTGGAAACTGTTTCCTAAAAGAATGTTACAAATTAGGGCTAGGGGGTTTTGTATGCGCGACACTTTCCCTGATGCGCTGAAAGGAATTAAAATGGCGGAAGAAGAGAGAGACTTTGAAAGCATTAGTTCTGATAAAAACAAATCCCGTCATGCACTCGAGGCTGGCGAGACATCATACCCTAGCAAGTCCGACAGGATGGCGGCTGAGCTGTCAGAGCTACCCCAGAAGGGCGCCCACTCAGATTGGAAGGAGACAAGGCTGGTGTCTGACTTAGATTGGAACAAGCCAAATACTGGGCGTGACGAAATCCACGCGGACTTAAAGGCGCAATCCGATAGATTTATGACGGAGAATGTAAGCGCTGATGGCGTTAAAGATGTCCAATTATCTCAAAAGGTAGAAATCCCGGCTAGGGAGGTTGAAGGCACGATGACGATTATGGACGGTGGATCGCCCGCGCTATCTGATAATGAATTGCCGGCCGATAAAGAGAGCGACACATTAGCAGATAAGTTTTTAAAACGAAAGATTTGGCTACAAAATCAGCTTGACTTATGGATACCTCTTTCACCAGCTATGAAGCCAGTTATCGTTTCGTGGGGTTGGGATAATTACGCGTCAAATAAAGCTAAGAATGAAATATTTGACTTGATTATCATAGTTCGGGATATTGGCAATGAAAATAAAGTTTAATTACCCACTTAAAGGTGCGTCGGTTGAGAGGCGAGAACTCATTGCTTTGAAGAAAGAGATGTTTTTTTCGTGCAATGATATTGGCATCTTGCTGAATAAAACAGGTATGCACGGGCAACACTTATTGTCAGGAAAATATGAGATGAGTGACGACTGCAAAGAGCGCGTTGACTTCTACCGAAGATTAACAGAGGGGGGAGCCGAGAGCCTGTATGGCATGAGTCGGCAGAATATTAGCGCAACGATTTCGACTATAGAAACGCTCGAAATTAAGGAGCGGATCGTCTTGACGTTGCGAGCCCGGTTTCACTCGAGGCGAAATCATCTTTACAAAAAATATCCTGATTTGTTAATCAGGCAATAGGGGACGGAATGAAACGAAAAAGAAAAAGGCCTGTCGAGATACCGTACGGGCAAGTTATAGCTGCCTATTACGCAAAGGAGCAGTCTCAATCAAGGCTGATAATTATGGCAAGTTATTTAATTTATTTTTAATGGTTTCACATGAAACCTCATTGAATTTAAACCGTAACATATTCTAAGCTGATTTACACGCCGTCAGCTTTGAATTTATAAAGGTGTGATAATTGACATAAGGAGAAATGATTATGTTGGTGATAACTAGAAGAGAGCAGGAGTCCATTATATTTGGAGATGGACAAATTAAAGTTAAAATTTTAAGGCTTAGTGATGGAGAGGTCAAGTTAGGCATTGAAGCGCCGCGCGACATATCCATTCACCGAGAAGAGATTTTTAACCGGATCAAGAGAGGTGAGGGGAATTTAGAAAATGGCCGTCTCGTTATTAACGATGGTGGATTTTTAATTATCAATCAAGAAGGAAAGTCGAAAGATAATAAGTAAGTGGCAATTAGAGCGCTCTCATTTATTCTCGTTAGTGGAGCGCTCTTTTGCTTGATGATTTGAAGTTAGAGGTGTAAACAATGAGTAATTTTATTGAAATAAATAGTAGTGATCGTAGTCATCCTATTTATATTAATTTAGATAGTATAGCTTCTTTTAATAAAGCATCGCATGAGGCATATGAAGATGGTGGGATAATTGCTACCTATGATATAGAGATTCAGGGGGGTGACTCATTTAATATAATGTTGGAATACAATGCAGAAAAAGCCCGAGACAAGGAATTTGACAGGCTCGTCAAGGCGGCAATGGAGGATAAGGAATGAAACAAATTAAAGGCTATGTGTGTCACGCGATTATTAACAAAGGCGTTGGGATATTTAAGCGTCAAGAGAAGAAAGAACTATTTTATGATCTCGAATATAATAAAAAGTTACGAGATGAATATTGTTCAAAAACGTCGCCATTAGACTCTCGCTTTTCATTATTAGATCCCTACCCCCACTCAAAAAATGAGATGAAAAATGCGGATATAAAAGAATTTTTATATTTTAAATTACATAGAAAATATGGCAATAAACTTGGGCAATGTTTTTTTATAGAAGCAACTGAAATGGTAAAAAATGAGGAAACAAGCTAATAATTGGCTGTCATCCTCTCTTCTTACGCTTCCTACGCCACTTCCGCCACAAAATATGCGGACGTTCAATCCATAAGCAGATAACACACAAGATCAACAGAAGCCACGGGCGGCATTCAACGTAGACAGGATTATTTAAAATATCACCGTGTGATACTTGACCATGATTGCTTTTGAAGTTCTGTTCTGAAGATGCGCCCGTAAACTTGGTGTGCGTCTTATTAGCAGCATTAACGGTGAGTGATGGCCCATCCTTGCCCTGCAACATCTTAGTCGCTGTGGAAGCTACCCAGGAGCAGCCTGATAAGGGCGCTATCGTGAGCAGTATGATGATAAGCAGTGTTTTCATGTTAATTCAACTGTACGATTATACCGTACGCTTCAACTCGCCGATTTTATCGGGAGTTTATCTAATATTTGTCTGTCGCTCACTAAGCGACCAATAGCTATCATCACACAATCTTTCATTTTTTGCTGAACAGGTAACTTATCATACGGTACAAGGCAAGGATGGGTTAATGCGTCTTTGCTTTTAACTTCGCCATATTTCCAACCTTCCATTCGGCGTTGAGCACACCACTGCCCATGGCATTGTTCGGGGCTGTTCCCCAATGTCGCCGTCTCAATGCCTCTTTCGGTGCTTTCTAAATTCTGATAGTGGGGCTCGCCAAGCAGCTTATTCATTTCTTCAACAACGCGATCTATGACAAGCGCGGCTTGCTTTGTGCTTAAATCAATATTGATGGTTTCTGACATAACTTACCTCTTTTAGTATTAGGATACGACAGTATTATACTATTTTTTAGTAATCAAGGCTAGAACAGCGGTGTTTGCTGCAACGATTCGATCTACCGTTAATGCTGCTTGTTATTTAATTGAGATTGCTAATATAACTGACTAAAGTCTATGTGCAAATCACAACATTATTACCTAACCATTCTTTCATAACAAGCCTCTAAATTTGATCAAACTGTCGCCAGTTATAGTAATTACGACTTAAAGCGCGCAATAAAGCTACCTCGGAACTCGTTAAATCAGTTGTACTATTCTTCATCACAAAAAATCCAACTAAGAATAAATCCATTAAAGGCACTTGCGCGTTAAATTCTAAGGTTGGAACGGCGGCAACCGCGTCTGCCAGCGTATTATATTCACGCTGTCCGTAACAAATGATGAGATCACGCAAAGTTGTAATGCCGCTGAACGCATCTGTGGTAAAGATAGGCTGTACTGTCCACATATTCGAGGCTACTGTTGTTAACACGCCTACATTATCCCACATACCAGGGATAACAGAGTTATAAAAATTACCCCCATTATTATCCACGGCGATAAAATCACTGGCAAGTGCTTGTTGTCCGTAGGAAAAGAAAGGCGTGAGATTCTCAGCAATAGATACATTATGAGGTGCTTTTTTGCTGTTATGATAATTAAGATTAGGCTTATTTAGAATGCCTTCACCGATTGAGAAAGTAAGATCGGCATTTCCTGTGAGTCGCATTCCTTGGACGCCACCGACAAAACTTGAATCTGTTAGATCACATGTTTCTTGGTTGGCATAGGAAGTTTCATCAGGCGTAGGCCTGATAGAAGTGATGATATTTGGAAGCCCTGCCAAGATAATGCACACAACAATAAAATCACGTCGATCTTCGTCCGTCCAGTCGACATCATCTTTCTGACCAATGACACCATTTTTATCAAAAAATATCTTTTTAGCAATTTGAGTGGTGAGGGTTGTTGGGGAATAATCCTGTGTCTCCCATTTTACGAGAAATTCTTTTATTTGGTTAGGGTCGCTTGTGTCGACAACCAAACCATTTCCACCAGGAATATTCACGCTTTGGTTGTGATAAATGCCTCCCGTCTCGCCTTGTGGGCCAGGAGCTGAAAGCACTGTGTAAGTAAAAATATCAGGAGTGCTAACGGTAATCACGAAGACACCTTGATAAGCCGCATCAACAGGAGGCAAAATTAAAACCACATCGCCATTCGTTAATAAATGATCAACACTTGTAACGGTGACCGCTGTTCCAACGGAGGTAAACGTCCCTGTAAAAACAGGCCGCAAATTAGGTTCGCCCATGTTCAGCAAACCCGTTTGGCGCGATTGAACGCCTACCGTCCCTACTTGTTTCAGGAATTTAATCGGCAATTTTTCGACTTGTATGTCACTATTAATGATTAAATTATGCGTCTCAAGCACCGTAGAATTAACATAGCTACTCGTAATTTGGGGCAATTCATGTTGGATAATATCTGCCCACGCATGTGTGTTAACATCCTTTATATTAGCAATATACAGTTGGTTTCCAATTGGCAATCCTTCTTCTACTGTATTATTATAATCAGTGGTAACGGGGGTAAATCCCTCAATAAAAATAGGGTCACTCACTGAAAATAATGCACCATCTGTGCCATTGAGAAAGACACTTCCTGATATATCAGTGCCAGAGGCTGCCGTCGATAAAACAGAGACACTTGAACTCTCGCCTGTAGTCCCACTTATAAAGGAAAATCTGGTATTAAACTCATCAATTGATACATTGACCACTCTCGCATTAGGAAAAGAAATTTGCAATCGTGTTTGAAGTTCCGCCTGAATCTCAGCGAATGTAGTGAAACCCGTAAAATTATTACCCAAAATATCTTGTTGAACGCCGTCCATGGAAATTCTATACGACCCATCATTCTCTAGTGCAAACTCTCCTGGCTCTCCCGTGGCATTCGTTGTCATAGAAGCGGACGCATTGATATCGCCACGCGTATTAATAACAGCAATACCGCCTTTATTGCCATTTTCACCTACCCCCGTCTTACACGTTAAATATAATACATCGCCGCGCCGAGTCATTAATGGGCTCGTCTCAAAAAAATCATTAAATAATCGTGTCGTATCATCAAAAGTAGCCGTCGTCGCTTTCCCGCCGGCATAGGTAAGCGTGTATTTTAAGGTGATGAATAGACTAACTCCACCTTGACTAATAATATAAATAATATTTTTTGAAGCATTAACATCAATGGCGCGACCTTGCGTAAAATAGCCTTGAGTATTCGTATAAGTCCCCATAGTAACAAGGAGTGCCGTATCCGTTACATTAATAAAATCAACTGACGAACCGCCTCCTGTTACCGCGCAAAACACATCTCCCCTCTCGTCTTCTCCAATGGCTACCCCATTACCCCCATCGGTCACCGCAATTTCATTAATAAGAGTTAAAGTGCTGTCAAATATCTTTAATCGATTAGTGCCTGTTGTCAATCCTACATAAATATTTCCCCGCGAATCTTTATCTATCCCAAGGGGTTGTCCTCCCAATGAATTAGTAAGCGCTACCGACATACTACCATTTTCCAACAATAGCGAATAATCTACTTTTGTTACATTCTGACCTTCTCGGGCCACTACATAGAGAAAATTATCATCGGCGACACCCGCTATCACGCCCTCTAAATCATCCCCATCGCTTATTATATCGAGAGAAGATCCTAACTCTCCATTTTCTTTGCGTCGGTATGCTGTAATCGAGTCGCCATCTCTATCAAGGAAAAATACCAAATTATCTCTTCCTTCTATCATTCCATTCGCCTTCTTACCTCCTCCAATATCAATTGAGTTATAATTATGTAGATTTGAAAAGTCGCTTGTCATGCGTCGAGCTGCAGGCGAAAATACATCAATACCTTCAAAGCTTTCGCCAGTCTCAGTGGCCGATTTAAGCAATTCATTGGTAGTAACTGGCTGAGCGCTTATAAAATCACTCGGGGAAAAGCCACTGTCAGAGACTTGAGTTAGTCCGGTATCATCAGCTTGAATAAGATTACCGACGACAGCAGATCCCACGCCTGTTATTTTTGTGGCGTCGGCTGTGTCGACATAGCTTTTTGGCGCTAGAGCGCCGTCAGTGGTTGGGTCAGTGAAGTTATCAGTGACATTAGCACTGTTACCATCTAAGCCACCTACGCCATCGACATCGGTTGTAGCGCCGACTTTCAGCGTTGTATCAGGTAATTTTTTAAAACTTGCCATGCTCTCGCCTCAGTTGATTTATTTGTTATAGTATAACATTGCAATATAAGGTATCAAGGAAAGTTAATGAGTAGCTGGCTATCCTTAGTGCGGAGTCCGCACTTCTATAACTGGTCGAATTCGATCAGGTATAATGTCTCCGTCGTCTAGTGGTTAGGACAGCGCCCTTTCACGGCGTTAACATGGGTTCAACTCCCGTCGGAGACAATCAAATAATAATCCTGGACATCCTCACCTTTCCATGCTCTAATAAGCATAGAATATGTTTTTGATGCGAGGCTTGCGCCTGAAGCTATGGCTTTAAATCATTTATATATTTCTGGTGCATTCATAAGCAGCGAGCGTAGGTTTTTGCTTGTTGTTATTTCCGTAACTCGCGGCTTATGTTAAATAATAATTATAAAAGAGGTAATCCCTATGCGTATCATGTCAATTATTCTTTTTAGCTTCATGCTGACACTCATCACCCCCGCATTTGCTAAGCCAAGCTCTGTAGTCCCCATCGAATACACATGTCATGTCACAATTCAGCCCACTGATTACGATGCTGATTATTTTTTGTGTAATGTGAAAGATTTAGCGGTTCTATATAAAGCAAACACGGGAACACTTTATATTATAGCTAATTCACAAATTCATTTTACAGCCTCTTATTTTATTAGCGGCGTATTTAATGGTCAAATTATCCCTCATACTTATGTAAAACAAATTACTTTTGATCAAGCAGTTAATTTTTATTTAACAACTAATGGGTTTGATAATCGTGATGGGATGATGCACAGCCAAGATTCTATGGATGTAGATGCTATGAATATAAACAGTTATGGCACTGGGAACGTCATTTTGAACTATACAGGTGATATTAAAGCTTATAAAACAGGAGCCGATCTAAATTCATCGCTTGTTGTTAATGTAGATATTTTTTATTCTTCTTATTCAATAAATAATTAAAGGGTGTAATATGAAGATTATTTGTATAATTGTTTTTTCTCTTTTAGTGTCAAGCATTACATTTGCTAAGCCGAAAACGACAACTCAGCCAGTTGAATATAAATGTCACGTTCTAATTCAGCCGACCGACCTTGATCGGGATTATTTTGTTTGCAATGTAAATGACTTACAAGTTTGGTTTGAGGCGGACACAGGGAATTTATATCTTAAAAATATTTCTCTAACAACCGCTTTTGAAGGAACATTTATTCTAAAAGGAGTGTTTGATGGGCAGCTCGTATCAGATACTAAAACTAATTTCTTAATTATTGCAAGTGGAGGCAATGGAAAGGTATATTTAACTGTCAATGGGGATGATTTTGATTATGGAATTTTTGACAATAATGATTATATAAAAGCACACGCCATTCATTTTTACGGCGGTAAATATATTGAAAATCAGCCTAGCACAGTGGAGCTATACACAGGAACTATAAATGCTGTCAAAACTATTGTTGATAGCGGAAACCCCATAAAAAGCGCTTCTCTTGCTGTCGACGTGGATTTATTTGAATATACTTACGCTTGGAATAGTTAAGACCTAGCTCGCCATATTGTAAAGTCAATGAAGAGTGTATCAATGGGAATAGCGGTCCCGAGCTGAAATGTGCGTATAGTAAATCCTGCTGTAGTTTTAAAGGCTGCATTAGCCATTTGATCGCCACCATCTGCAATAGATATTGCCTGTATAATATAATTAGTATCGGGCTCTGCGACTGTAAAAGTAAACTCATATATGCCCAGGTCAGGACCTCCTTTGATAAAACTTACGCCGGAACCAAAAAGAAGAGTGGAATTATCAGTTCCTCCAAACGCGATAGTGATTAATGTTTTATCCAATTCATCTTGCACCGTATCGCTTGAAGTCGTTCCGATTAAAGCCGCGCCACCATTGGCAGATAACGTCGTGCTTGTTGGTCTAGCATTAATCGCTGAAAAAACAGTCTCGCCCGTATGCCCCACAAGCTTATCACCTTGAGTAGATATATCTTGATCAGCAAGAGCCGCCTTAAACGCTGCATCGGTTGCATTGATTAATCCCAACACAAAGTTAGTGCCGTCATAAAAAGCATAGTTCGTGGTATTAGGCACAAGCGTATCTGCCGCTAGCTGTTGGGTTTGTGAGTCAACAAGCGACGTGACGCCTAAGCTTTCAACGTTGAGCGTGACATCGCCCGTATTAGCATTGACAACTTCAAAAAAGATATTAAAACCATTAAAAAGAGAGGTAGGTGCGACATTATTAAACTGAGTACGCACTGATAATAAATAATTATTGCTTACCACGCCTGTCGTATCCTCATAGCCGATGGCATTATTGCCAACCAACACAGTGCTTTGAGTCAGCTGCTCAAGATTGGCCTCAGAGAGCGTTTGACCCGTATTTTTCACTTGGTTTTGGCATTCTTGCGACGTGCACAAGCTGTATTCATTTGCGCTTAGCTCATCACCCGTATTTTTAGTAGGCACGTCTTTCATGTAAAACCTCTCTCGTCAATAGTGTTATAGTATAACATAATAATTCTCATGGCGTATACTCATTGCCGTCACCGTCTGTATAGATATCATTAGCGCCATCAATATAGATGACGGGCTCAAAAGTAAAGATAAGGTTGGTGGACGCATTCTTTTGCTGCTCACAAATGCACTGAAAAAGTGCCGAGTTTGTTTGTTCAAACGCAATCGGGAATGTGTAGGAGAATTGGGTTAAATTCTCCTCAATAATGTTGATGAACCAGGTGAACTGTGCCTCTTTTTTGGTGAAGAGCGTGACCGGGAAAGTGTAGGTGAAAGCATCATTGGTATCGGCATAGCTGATCTCTATCGTCAACCCTAAGATGGCGGCCAAATCAAAATAATCTTGCTGGGTTTGCAGATTCATGAAAGCTAGCTTGATGATGATATTTCGTCGCCTCTCAGCATCGGTGCCATCGTTGGGAAAGCATTTGTCAGGGATGCCGACAAGCTCTTCCCAGCGATCAATCATGCTATCATCAAAGTTTGGAATGTACGTTGATGCAATAACAAACTCTAAATCCTGAAAGCTGTCTAATTCACCGGCTAAGCCTTCTAAAAACTTTCGGACAATCGTATCTGAAATATTGACGCTTGCCCATAATTTCTTGTTGCGGGGCATCAAGTCCGCGTAGGATTGCGCGTTTTTATCCTTCCCAAGGGGGAGATAATCTTGTGGGTTAGGTGAACGTAACATTGCGGAGCTGCCCTATTTCGTTAGATTGAATAGTGACATCACCTAGTGGCGTTGTCAGTAAAAAGTCAGTGACTTGATTGCCAGTCTGTGGGTCAATCGTGCTAAAGATCGCGGAATTATAACCGAGCTGTAGGATGTCATCGCCAACACCCGCATTATCATCAAAAAATTGTTGCAAGTTCTGTTGAATCGCCTCTTGCATGGTAGACGTGTCAGGCTCCAGCTCATCAAAAGTAAAATCGACGGGAACAGGCGTTGGTGCTTTGACAAATAGATCAACGGGATCGTTCGAAGCGGGGTAAATCACTAGGATGGATTGTCGCACGTCTGCCACTTCCCCGCTGTCCGGGATGATATCTGCATCATTATCGCGCACGAAATAAACGGTAACTTGACCTGGGGCGGGCGTGATGGGCTGTACAAAGACGCGTGTGACACCTGGCACAAGCAATGCTTGTTGAGTGATCGCACTTTCACTGAATTGTGCAACGGGGTTTCTGATGCGGTTTAAAATTCGATCTCTGAAAGCTTCGTCTGTTTCTGCATCTTTGCCACCAATAATACCATCAGCACCGACAATGCCATCATTGTTATCAACGCCCGCAATAATTGATTGAAAAGTGAGCGTATCGCCACTGCTCAAATTTTGATCGCTGCCAAAGTCCGTGGACTCCACATTGATTGAGGCAATGTCCGCACTCGCGATCCCGCTATCGTCGGACGTAGGCGTTATAAGCACCGAATAGATAAAGGTCACGGCATCGAGTACCGTAATTTCAAAAGTCCCGTTGTAAATAACTCCATTGATTCCGGTGGCACCGCTTATCGTCACATCAATGCCGGTTGCAAAATCATGACCATCTTGAGTCGTTGCTGTAATTGTTTTTCCTGTAAAAGTGAGCGTGACATTTTCATTGACCGCTGAAATCAGTGCATCTTCGCTGGTGGTGTATTCTTTGGAAGTGGTAGATGTCAACACTTCGCCACTGTCAATTACCGTACCTACATCACCTGTGACGGTGATGTTGCCCGACGCTCGCGTTGCATTAATCTGAGTTAAACCATAGATTGATCCCCACTCACTAATGAAAAAACCAATTGAGGTTGTCAGAAAAAGATTGTTTAATAAGGATTGCAACTCATTAAAATTTTCAAAGTTCCGTCCTGCAAGCCCTGTGATGATTGCTTTGAGATAAGAATTGGGCAGATACGGATTTGAGTTAGGGAGCTCTTTTTGTACGTCCGTCTGCATCCGCTTGATGACTTCTTCCAGGCGTGGGAATGTAATGTTAGGCATTGTTTATCTCGCTTACCGTATTTTGCCACAGATCAAAGACTTGTTGACTGATGATATTATTGTCTTTAATAATTTTGACGATTAAAAAAATAGTGTTCCTATCTGTTGAACCTGATACTTCCACGCGGTCCGCAAAATCAAGGTCTATCAGCCATTGATAGGCGTTTCTTGTGTGGGCAATGGCATTATTGAGCGTAATTTGTGCGACCGGGCTTTGATCAAGAAGCCATATTTTTGAACCCAATTCAGGGTCAGTATCCGCTTTAACTAGATTTCCCCACCACCCGCGCCGGTATTGCGGACTCGAGACCTCACTTTCAGCCGCCCTGCGGTCGGTGAAAAATGAAACGGTCAAGGACGTCTCTAAGCCGTCCAAGCTCGTAAAATCGCCATCGTCATTGATCGTTAAATCAAAGAAGCCGTCTGAATTCTCATCTAATTTTAAATCAACGGGTGTACCACTCATGCTGTTATATTATAACATAATAGGCGCTGATACTAGGGGATCATTTGATTAGGAGTGCTGGTCGTTCCATCCACAGGGTCTTGGTGATCATGGCTGTTGTAAGTGGTTCGGATTGTACTGAGGCTTGTGTTGGCATCTGTGATCTCGCCATCCCCATTGATATTGCCTTCAACGATTAAATTGCCCTTGATTAACACATCGCCGTCCATCACAACATTTGAGCCTTTGACGGTGAGATTGCCACTAATAATCTGATTACCTTTCACAGTCAGCGTGTCGTCCGTTTGAATATCAATCGTACCGTCTTCATTGAATTTAATAAAAGTTTGCTTGATCTGATTGCCGATAATTACTTCGCCTACTTCAAGCCCCGTAAATCGGGTAGACGGATCGTATAAAAAGCTGGTCTTGTTCTCAGGCTGGCCGCCTATTAAAAAAGTGATCGCCACTGAATTTTTAGGCGCACGCGAGGCCATACCGTAAGGATAGTATGCTTCACTGTTGGTGGTCTGACCGTAGGTTGAAATATTGACGGAGTAGCTATAATTATTATCAATTTGATCGTCGACTGTCTTTGAGCGTGTAATAATATTTCTAAGGATAGTAATTAATGCTTGCATCAGTTATCAGTGTCTCTTGTAAAATAAGCGTCTTGCAAACTCTCGGAAAGTGCCTCACGGTAGTTGGCTTGGGTTTGTAGACTGTATGACAGTTTATCAACTAAATTTAATTGCGTCTGCTTGCCGCCTTCGACGCTCTCCGTGAAAGCCACATGATCAATAAGCATCGTCGTGCCTGTGATGTTCGCCACGTCATCAAAAACTTTAGTTAGCACATTGACCGGCCAAATGTCTATCCCATTATAAGTATGGGCTGAGACTGCGCAATTATAGAACTGAGACTTGGCGCGTCGGTAGTTTTTCTCCCAAATGCAACGCTGCTTCATCGTTTCAGTGTCGACGGGCGTATTGGTTATAAAAACAAGTTGCCGACTGGAACGGATGGCATCATTTGTAATCTCGCCGCTTTGGTGTGACAAATAATCCGGCGTGATATTAGAGCCCGCGCCACCCGGATTAGAAGACGCATTGATGGTGGTGGCTGCAAGCTGTGAATAGCCACGGTATAAGTTAAATTCATTCTCAGTATTCAACATAGAGTGCATATGAACTACATTATTATTTTTTCCATTCTTAGCATTGATTAGATTGGTTTGCAGCGTGTGCTCTCTTGATTTTCCGCTGATCGCTTGCGTGATCACCACATTGCCGAGCCCGTCTGTCGTGAGCAGCACTTGTCTTTTTTTGGCGTATTTTTCAATCAGATCAAAAGCGCCCTCTCCCGTGACAGGCGCGATATAGTTTCCACTCGAAAAGATAGCTGGGTTGACTAAATCAATAACTTTCATGCCTGTAATGCCAAGGTTAGCAATGACTTCTTCACACACTTGCTTAAGGGTAATGGCATTAGTAAACTCACCGTTCCCTAGTATGTCAAAATCAACCGTTGAGTCGACTAAGTCAGCCGTCTTATCACGCCCAGCGACATGAATTGAAACATCGTTAGCCGTTTGCATGATGTTAATTTTTTCAATAAATCCAGTGATGAATATCTTATCTTCAACGATTACTTCACACGCTTGCTGTACCTTGATAGGATAGCCGTTGTTTGCTAAATCTTTGGGAGAGGTTAAGAATGAAAATTTACCCGCAATGTTTAAAAATGAGCGTGAGGCTTCCATGTGTGTGAATCCCACAAAGTCAATGCCGTTGATGCGTAGCTTCATACGTTTACCTCACCTACATTGCTCAATAATTTAAGAGTGCCGCTTAAGTTTGCAGGGCTTGTTAAATTATTTAATTCAAAGATGTCATCATACAAGTCAACGTCTCCATAATAATCAAACACAATGGAGAGAAGTGAGCCTCTCCCAATGTTGGTCTCAATCACTTTTCGGGCGGTTGCCAGTTGCGCATCCAGCGCATCATTGGCATTTATTCTGAGCTCCTCCAGCAGATCAAGGGTCTCATTGTTTAATATCTGACTTGAGTTACCCAAGATGTTTGTGTAGCTATTCGCATTAATGATGAAGAAAAACTGATTATTGGTAATTTCTTTCTGCTCATTGATATCATCTTCATTATCAAATTCAGTGTTCACCATGAACAAATAATAATAAGCTAAGCTTTGTGCATTCATCAATTGATTGCTGATAATGCGGTTGACTTCGCGCTGCGCGGTTGGCACGGTTATTTGATTGACGGGGTCCGCCCCGCTATAGGCAAACATAGATTGCATGATTAATAGGTTGTCTGTTGTACTCTCACCTAATTCACCCGCTTCAAAAAAGATGTCAGCAATGTTAGTTGATAGGCCGTCCGCATCTTGTGCCAAGGTATATTTATTATCTTCTAGGCTGCTTACTTCCTCAGTAAAATTATTAATCGCGGTGACGTTACTGCTGACTAGATTACCTGCATTTTTAAATTGATCCACTGTTGACTGGATAAGGTCCGCACTGAATTGAATATTGCCTTGAAACTGGCTAAATGTTTTCCATAGACTATTAAAGTTAGCATTGATAATGCTAATAAAATTATTAATAATGTTAGCAATCGTTGAGTTAGCACTTGGCGATTGATTGGGAAAAAGTTGTGGGCCAGTCTCCACAAAAATGAGCGTAAAGATCGCGGTGCCTGTGTATGAAATATCCTCATCTAGCGTATAAGGCATAGCAAAGACCGTCTTAACGCCGTCCGTTGGATGCACCAACACGCCTGGCCCTTCCGTCTCAAGTGCTTTGATCAATTCAAATTTGCTGTTCTGGTAATTGAAACTGGGGTCAGCTATTGTCGCTGTCATGTGATAGGTGCGTTGCAACGTGCCCAAGTCTTGGACAAAACGTTGATCAAGGTTCGGGTATTCAAATATTTTATATTTTCGGCCGCCCACTTGCTTGTTGTTCTTAAACAAGAAGTCGACACCGCGGAAGGAGGCGGTTTGAAAGGTTGCTAAAACAAGATCGCTCATTAGGTATGCGCCATATTAGTGCCCAAATTAGTGTGGGTAGTGGTATGTGGGCTGCTCGCTGAATGAACTGCGGACACCGTGCCTGACTTGTCATGCACATCTACATTGACGTGGACAAAATGCTCAAAACGATGATAGAGACTCTCATGAGACCCTATCGCCGCCTTTCCAGCCGATATATCTGTCTTTCCATACGCCAAAACCGACTTTGCGCCTGACGTTGCCATTCCTTCCCCATATTGCATAAGCCCATGCCAGCTTAGCGTTGACAGATCATGTATAAGCCCTTTAAGATCGGCTCTAATTGATTTAATTTTATCCCCTACCCAGTCGAGGGCTTCGTGAAATACTTTTTTAATCGTCTTCCAATGTTTAATCAATTCATAGCCAGAAATAATTAATAACGCAATCCCCGCTAGGATTAATACAATAGGGTTAGCATCCAATGCTGCGTTCCAAAGCCATGTCGCTGCTGTCACGGCTTTTAAAGAAATTCCCCACGCAATCAGACTTAATCTGAATACAGCTATATCAATGCGCAATAATTTAATCACCCACCAGGTGGCAACACAAGCTATTCTATACGCTTTTATTAAACCAGTTCCTAGTTTGATGACAGAATTATAAAACACAAAAGGCATCGCTATGACACCGCTTGCTGCGCCTAGCGCCATGAGAACCCCAAGGAATACTATCGATGCAACCGCGACTTCCCCCAGTACTTTGAACAATGTTGTATGCACTGCAATGAACTTTTGAATTTTTGGAACAAGGGGCGTAAGCAGTCTATTATACATTTCAAAGGCAGGCGCAATCGACATCATAATTGCGCCTGCCAGCTTCTTAAAGGCAATTGCAAACCCAGCAATTTGTGCCCCTGATGTTTTGGCATAGGCAGGAATTGCCCCCTTAAAGGCGTATGAGACACCGCGCTCCCATTGCCCCGTCCGAAGTGTGCCAGTTGCGCCCGTCAAGCGCATTCCCATCACATCTGTCGCCCGCCCACTCCGAATTTCCCCCATCGCTTTTTCCGTCGCTTGCGCTAAGCTTTTAGTTTGATTTGTGCCAATGGCGTATTGCATGAGAAAGGGGATCGCCTTTATTCCTGCTTTTATGTTGCCCGTCTCTCGTGCCGCAATAGCAATGCTCGCTGTGATGTCCGCTGGCGAGAAGCCAACGGATAATGCGCTGTATTTTTTCGCCGCTGCTGAGATTTGCTGTTGATAACCTGCAAGCCCTTTGGTATGCCGAAAGAGGAGTTTAATTTGAAGGTTTGCGGACTCTAAGCTGTCCGAATAATCCATACCGAGCTTGGCAATGACCGCCATCGGCATCGCAATATTCATGAAGCGGTAATATGCGCCCATGCCGAACATATCACTGACCGCCGACATATGCGTGCCAAATTGTTGAAGGTGTCCGCTGGTTTTAATGATTTTGTTTTTAAATTTCTCAAAGTTAGAGGTTACTTCTTCGACTTTCTCGTTCGCTTCTGCAGCTGCAAACGCCGTTTTTTTAGACGCTTTTGCAAATACATTTTGAGCCATGCCTGTTTCAAGAAGCGTTTTATTGAATTTCTTTTGCGCGGGCGCGCTGTGCGTCGTGATTGTTCGCGTCAATCCTTTGACACACTTTTGAAGTTTATTACAGACTCGACTGAATTCATCGATCGCGATAAAGGTATAGGTGACTTTATTTGATGGCATGATGGCTATCTCCGCTTGTTTTGACTTTTCAGCTTGTCAGCTTCTCTCTTTTGCTGCGCCACATGCTCTTGTGCAAATTGTGTGAGATTTCGGATGTCACCATAATTCATGGTTTGCAACGCTTCATAACTCACGCCGCCTTTGTAGAATAGGAGCAGAGGCGGATATATTTTGTCAAACTCTTGGCTGAAGAATTGCATTACATAAAAAAATTTTTCAGGTAATCCCCCATCATCTTATCAGCATCTAAGAGTGAGATTTGATCGTAATAACCCGCTGCCAAGCTTTTGTCGCTGTCTTTTGGCTTGCAAATATTATCACTCAACATGAGCGCGTCGAACTCACCGCAAAATTCAGCAAAAAAATTGTAGTCGTCAGAAGGCACACTTTTCAGCATCATAACCATCTGAGCAGCGCTGACATCAGAAAATGGATTATCGTTGCCATCATCGCTTTCATCTTTTTTGGGAGCATCTGTTTGAGTAGCCGCCTCTTTTCCTAAGCTCTGGTTGAACTTAAACGCGCCACCCAACATCATACTTCCTATTTTAGCTGTGATCGGCGTATGCCTTTTACAAGGCGCATATAAAAAAAGCGTGTCAATTTTCCCGCCAGCAATTGCTGTCTCAAGCTTACATTCAATGAATGGTTTATACATTTTAACCTCTTATTAGGTGACAGGATCGCCCGCCATTTCAACAGTAATGTTTTTATCAGACCCTAACTCAATCGTTGGATCGTTGGTTATCGCTGCTGTTGACATCGTGCGCGTGAAGCCTTCTTCGGTGAACTGCACAACATTATCAGGGCTTGAGTCTTGAAAAGAGCGGATGAAATTAATATTGGTATCTATAGGCTCAACGATGAAGGTGAGCTGTCCGACTGCTTTAGTTTGATCTTTTTTATACACAGTCTCAACAGTGCCACCAATTGATTGCGACTCAACAGTGACTGTGCCAACGCCTCTTGTGTAGGTCAATGAATTGGGCACAATAGGGATATAGTTTCCGTTTATTTGCAGGGACGGGGTTGTGATTGCATTCGCCATAATTCACCTATTAAGTTGTTGTGTTGATATCGAAAGTTATTTGAATAGTTGCATCGATTTCTCGTAGCTGTACTACAATGGGGACTACCATCGTCACTGAGACAAGCCCCGCTGAAAGTGTAAATGTGGTATTAATATTATTTTTGTAGAAATCAAGGGCCGCACTTCCCGCAACGGTTAGCGCAAAAGGTTGCACGGATAAATCCTTGTATAATTTCTCTTGGAATGAATTAAAAGAGGCTACATCAACTTGACGAGAGCCTGGGACAATATCGCCTGACGTCAAGACACTTTGCGCGTAATTTGATTTATTGTTGTTAAAATAGAATTCTCTAATTTGTGAGCCTGTGTCCACTGTATTCAAGAATTTAAAAGTCGTATCATCGACGACGCCATTCGTTAGATAAGTGGTTACCATTGCGCCGAATATAATACGGGTGCTTGAAGTATTGTTGCCTAGGAAAGCGATCCCGTTATCGTTCAATGACTCTTGATCGTCTGCCTTCCAGCCGCGCTCTTCTTCAATGACAGTGAGTGTTTCAACGGGCGTGTTGAAGTAAGGGATCGAGGCGAATTGTGGGCCACCAAATTGCGTTTGATCGCCTATCACAATGTTTGCAACATTTGCATTTTCCGTTAATCGTAGTGTTCTGAGGGCTGCCGTATAGCTCGCAATCGAAGGGTCGTACTCAAATAAGGCTGACCCAGCATGCTGGGTCAGTGTGGAGCTACCACTTGATGCCCTATTCCCGAGGATGACCATACTGAGTGAGTCCAGGCTTTGCCCTTCACTTTCAAGATCGCCTAAACTGTCGGTTTGAGAGGCAATTGCGACACCATCCAAGACCGCATTTGTCGTATTAAAGCGAGTATTTAACAGATTTTTAATGGTTGATTTAGTGTAGGATGCGGGATAGACAATCGTTTGATAGCGGATATTTGAAATTTGTGTAAAAATGTTTGAAATGTCTGGAGATAGCGTACCTCCCGCGAACCCCACAATGGTTACAGTTAGACCGCTAAAGGATTTTTGGATGAATTCAATTGAGATAGCATTATTTTCTTCACCACTATTCGTTGCCGTCAACGTCACGACACCTAGAACCTGTGCTGCTGTTACAAGTATTTCATCATTAGCATTAATGGCAGCGGCTATCTTAGTAGCAATATCACTCTCATCATCGCCCACGAGCAGATCAATTTCGAATTTAAAATCTTTGGATTGAATAAAAAAATCAATCGACGTGGGTTGGCTAATTGTTCCTGTTTCAATCGTTATCGTTGCTTCGGCTGTGGTGCCGGCTGGATCGTTCAAAGGAATAGCGTCAACTTGGCTGAGCGTATTGAGCTTCCGAAAAGATCGGATCATCGTTGCGAGCATCGTTTGACGACCAAATAAAGTATCTTCTGCGCCTATCTCAATATTTTTAACGAGCTTGTCAACAGTGCTTTGGTCTGTTATTTGCTGCCCAATGATTAAAATGCGCTGAGGCGCATTATCCACCAGTTGAGGCACTTCGGTTAGGATAAAAGTCGTTTTAGGTTTGGATACAATCGCCATTTTTTTACCTCATCATGTTATGTTATAATATAGCATTCTTAAAAATCAGGGTCAACATCTAAATCAATGTTTGAAACAAAGTCGAAGTCGTTGATTGCCTGCGTCATCGCAATATCTCTGAATGGCGCAAAGAGGTTGGGCGAGAAGGTATCAAAATAGGTGACATCATAGTTTGTGTCAAAAATGTATTGATACACCACAAAGGACGTATTATAAAATATCACTTCCGATGAGTTATACGTATAGACAAACTGGTTATCAGTGCCATTGTCCGCATCATACTGGGCGCTCGCCGGGAAACGCAAGAAAGATTGAAAGATCGCCACTTTAACATCTTCTAATTCATCAATTGCATTGCGTGCGCTGAGTTCATCTGCCGTAGGCACAATGACAAACATATTGAGGCTTTCAATGAGTCTCTGCCGATAAGTCTGATGATTGACGCGATAAGTCGTGATGCTGTCATTGAGTATTTCTCGATTCTTTGAGGCAACCGAGCTATTTTGTGTGATAAAAAGCCACCATTTATCAGGGGCATTTTTGGTATAGCTGGCGAGTATCCGCTCAAGATTAACACTTGCTGAGATGCGAAAGTTGGAATGCGTCTTGCCTGTATTAAATGTCAAGATGGTGGCTGTGCTTGAAATCGCATAGGTAAAGGTGGTGGTGCTTGGAACGCTTGCGACAATTTGAGCGCCATTGAAAATATTGAACGTATAATCAGCTAAGATGCCTGTGCCTGTAGGTGGCCCTGCTGGGTCTGCTGTCAGTTGATAGATGAAGGCGAACCTATTAGGGACGCTGACCAGTTCAAACGTGCCATTAAACCCAATGTCAAAAACGCCTGAAATCTCTACGGTCACATCGGTTGTTTTGCGCGTTTTAAAGTTGAAGTTCTCAACCAGCCCGTGATCAACGCTTGTGCGGCACGTCACTTGATTGGTGGCCGCGTCAAGCTCAAGGCTATCAATCACGACTTGCTCGACCACATCTGAAATGACGACCGTTTCAGAAACGCTTAAATTATGCGGGGCAGTTGTTGTGACGCTGACAATACCACTTGCTGCTGAAATGCTTGAAATGGTTGCAATATCAGTGAACTTATCGCTAAAAAACGGTAAGAACTTTGCCATTTGATTGATGATTGGCTTAAGCTTCATTGATTTTCACGCTAATATGTCGATAAAAGGCCTCAATGGTGTTGCGTTCGTTCTGCTTGACAGATCGTATCATATAAGGACGTTTGGCCATGCGCCGTGTGCCATCTTCTAAGAAACCGGCATAATTGACGTCCTTGCCGCCCGCTGAAAAGTCTAGGTCTCTATAGCCGGATGTTTTAGTTGAAATTGAGCGTTCCAGCTTGCCCGTGAATGTTGCGGGTGGCTCGCCTGGCGCACTTGCACGGTGACGCACCACACGACCAGCAAGACGGCGAATATAAAGGCGGCCGTGTTTTTCATCGTTTAAGTCCTTCTTAACCGTTGATTTCAAATATTTAGCGATATCAATATAGGCTTGATAGATGCCCGCTTTGAATTTAGCTTCAAGCCCTACGAGACGATATAAGCTTTTCTGATTGTGAGCAATGATTTTAAGTCTCATGCTTTGGTTGCCTCTCTCGCATCTGCACCGCGAATGATCGCAAAGAGCTGCTGAAATAGTACATTTTCTTGCAAGTCAGTGATCATCTGAATGTCATAGCGATTGCTTTGATAGACAATCCAATTCTCGCTGGTTAGGTTCGCAATGGCGCGGATTGAGAAAACATGCGTCACAATCTTTTCCGTGCCGACTTCATCAAAGATAGTCTTGCCTTTAGGTGTTTCAATCATTGCAAAGACAGACGCCAGCAGGGTGAAGTCTTCACCGTAGTCGACCAGTGTATTGATTGAATTCAAGGGCGCTGTAATGTTGCGCGTAAAAATATCAATCTTACGATTGAGTGAGCCAATGCAGACTTGCGTTTTTGTGCGCGTTAATTTCTTGCAAGTGGCCATGAATCACCCTTTATAGCCTTTAATAAGGCTTAATCTTTTCTTGGCAAGCTTTCGCTTAGCGTTCGTCTCAACAGGATACTTGTCTTTAAACGTATGAACGCCTTCTTTGCTGTCTTTTTTTGGTGAAAATTTTAGCATTAACATTAAACCTCTTTATTGAAAATTAATCGTCTTAGTGATGACGGGAAAACCACAGTCATTTGACATTTCACACGTCGCCGCTACGCTATCTTTGACATTATGACCCAACATCAATCCTACTTCTGCTAAATAATGAGCGCATCCTATCGCTACATAATCTGTTATTTCTTCTGCCGCCGTTTCATATATAATAAAGGCATGACAATCAGTCACGATCAAATAGTGGCATTTATCGTATATATCATAGTTAAATTCGTTTTTTGCCCATTGTCTAAATTCGTCAAATTTTAAGGTTAGTTTGCCCGCTTTATTAGAAGTTGTTAAAGGAAGAATAGGATGGCCTTCAAAATACTGCTTTGCAAGCAATGAGCAACTACGACTGCCCGCAATGCCAATAATACAATCGATGCCTTCTATTATTTTCCCCGTTCTAGCTGAGGCACTTCTATAGCTTCCCACGTTCGTTTGAGAATCGGCCGCCATTTCAATTCTATCATCATATACTTTTACTGCTACTACACTCATATTATTACCCCCTGTAAGGTTGCCCGTAAACTGTTTCAATACGATACTGCCGATACACATTCTGCGTAGCTACGGGTAAATTACTGATGTCTGAACAATCACACGCCCCGCAATCGCCTCTGTTCTCATAGAGGGAGGCAATCTGATTGAGCAAGCCTATTTGAATGTCGGACGGAATATCAGTGTCTGCTGCGCCAAAGCCTGATGTCAGATCAATGCGGATCGATTGAAACCTGTCATCTTTGTCCGTTGGGAAGTTATCGACCTCCTCAATAATGACGCGTGAATAGTTGCGCTCAAACGTTGCGTAGAAAATACTCGGATCAACGGCGGTAAACGTCCCATCAACTAGATATTCGTAAGCATCGAGTGTGACGAGCCTTGAACGTGCCAGCTCAAAAGATTGCTGGAAACAATCAAAGAAGGTGCGAAACTGCGTGTTGATTAAAATGCGATTAGTGAACTTTTCAAAGAACTGACGGGATGCGTTAATAAGAAGCGTCAGGTAGGCATCTTGTGAGGTATCAGCTGAATCAAGACGTAAGTGTTCCTTAACGAGTGCGAGTGAGACGGGCAACTCCGCGGGCGGCGTCAATACGTCATACGTATAGACTTTCGAGAATCGCCTGTTGGGCATGAAAAGAGGATCAGACGCGTAGCCTAACCCTCCTGCAAAGCCTGACATGAAGCCTCCTTTTAATTACCATCGTTAGGATGAATGACTGCCTTGACTTCCCCAGTCTTGTAACCCCACGCAACAAAACTTGCCGTACCAGGGGAGACTATAAAGTTAACTACAGCGCGGATAAAGCGCTTCGTGCCAAATACGCCCAGCGTATTAAGTGAGGCATTCGGGACGTCTACTGCAGTTAAAGTGATGGGGAGTGTCCCGATTAAGTTAGCAGTTGGCACTTCTATTGGGTCCGGAAATGTTGGGTCGTCGCTTTCGAAAATCGATGTGACCTCAACAGTGGGCGAGCCAGTTATCGCGAGAAGATTGAAAACAAACGTCACGCCGTTATCAAAATCAGCCGTGTCAATTGTGCTTGAAAATTCAGAGCTATCGACTGATTTATCAATTTCAGTTAAAACATTGTTTGCTTCAATGCTCGAACGATTGTCTTTAATGGGCATTCCAATATCCTCTTAATCGTTAGGGTGAATAGCTGGTTTGACTTCGTCTGTCTTGTAAACCGAGGCGACAAAGTCCACTCTTCCCGAGACAATAACAAAGTCAACTGCAGCGCGGATAAAGCGCTTCGTGCCAAATACGCCCAGCGTATTAAGTGAGGCATTCGGGACGTCTGCTGCAGTTATAATGGGGAGCGTCCCGATTAAGTTATCAGTTGGAACGTTTGTTGCGCCCGCCATTCCTGGGTCGTCGCTTTCATCAACCTGTAAAACAGTCATAGTAAATGTGCCAGTTGCCTGCATGATATTGAAAACAAGCGTCACACCGTTGTCAAAATCAACCGTGTCAATAATGCTTGTCTCTACTCCCACATCGGATGTTAGATCGCTTTCATGCTTGATACGGGCTGCAACAATATTTGAGCGGTTGTCTTTAATAGGCATTGTAATATCCTCTTAATTACCATCGTTAGGATGAATAGCCGGCTTGACTTCGTCTGTCTTGTAAACCCAGGCGACAAAGTCTACCGGATCAGGGGAGACTGTAAAGTCAACTGCAGCGCGGATAAAGCGCTTCGTGCCGAAGACCCCAACTGTATTGAGTGAGGCATTCTCGGCGTCTGCCGCAGTTAAAGTGGGGAGTGTCCCGATTAAGTTAGCAGTTGGCACTGTCGTTACGCCGGTCGCCATTGTTGAGTCGTCACTTTCTTCAATCTTGGTGACAACAATAGAGGGCGTGCCAGTTGCCTTGAGGAAATTGAAAACAAACGTCACACCGTCATCGAAATCAGCCGTGTCAATAATGCTTGACAATACAGTGCTATCGTTTGATTTATCGATTTCCGTCATGATATTGCTTGCTTCAATGCTCGAACGATTGTCTTTAATAGGCATCGTAATCTCCTCTTATGTTGATGTAGTTTCTAAAACTTTGAGCGATTGATAGCTGGTGAGAGCTCCACCCAAACGTTTTCGTGTATAGTATTTGACAAATTGCTTCTCCGTGAAAATGTCAACAATCGTGACAAAACCGATGCGATCCGCAATGGTATAACCTGGGTTGAAAGCACCATAAATAGCAACCGCGGTACCCGCTCCATCACCAGCAGAACCCATCCCCTCTAAGGTGAAATCACTCCCCTCTTGTTTAATGGTTTGCGTGGGGGCTGCAATGCGTACGTTTTTACCGAGCAAGACTTGATTGGCACCTTCAGCCAACAGGTTGGCAAGCGCATAAAGCGGTCTGTTTTGCGAATCTTTCAATTGCAAGGTATCAGCCCATGTTTTACGCGTCATGAGAAACTCAGCACCCGGCTGATATTGCTCTAGCAATGATAATTGAAGATTTACATAGCTATCATAGCTAAGAATGAGATCGTCTCCTGTCGTGATATATTCCAGCGCGTCACGCTCATAGTCTCCATCATTACCGAAGACAACGGCTGCGCCTGTCCACTTAGCGTAAGATAAAATACCTTTGGGACGTTTGCTGCCACTTCCTTGCAGAAAAGAACTGTTTTCAAACAAGTTGAAAATCTGCATCGTTTTACTATTGACCCAGCCAACGAGATCAAAGGCTACATCGTCCAGCATCCAATGGGTCACACGAGGTTCCGCAAATTGTTCGTGAATAGGAATATCGACTTGGCCAATTTGAGCAGTGTCAGTGTTGTTTCTGCTTTCAATCTCACCCACAAATCCGCCGCTCGTGGACAGTTGATCGTCAATGATCATGCGGAGCAGATTTGAGCTGGTGGTCACGACATTGGCCATCTGGCGCAATGGGTTGCTCTCGTAGAACTTGTCAACCGTCATGCTTGATAATTCGGGCAAAATCCAATAGCCGCCACGAGGATCAATGCCTTCGAGCACATCTTTTTTGATTAAATCTTTTGCACCTTTGTTCGCCATGCTAAGCGCAATGGAGTTATCCATTGCCCAGTCCAGCATCGGGGTGCCGATCTCTGACGTCATCTTTGAAGTCATGCCTTTTGACCGTAAATACCCGTCAAAATGTTTGATATATTCATCTTTAGGCGCAACTTCAATTTTTTGCTCGCCTGGCAAGCGTGAGAGCTTCATTTCGAGCTCTTCAATCGCTTTTGTCTGTTTTGTGCGATCATCTTTGAGAGCGTTGACCTCAGTCAGCAAGTCAGCTGATGCCTCAGCGTGCTTTTTGAACGCTTCAGTATTATTTCTATCAGACGCCTCACGCGCATCGTGAATTTCTTTAGAAAGCTTCTCTACTTTTTCGACTAATTCAGTTGACATGATCTCTTACCTCTAAGATTAATTTATCGAGTGTTTGTGATAATAACATCCCATCTAACTTTTGCAATGTTATAATGTTACTTTCGTCATTCTTCTCAATCCATCGCTCATCGCGTTCAAATGACTTTGGACTGCCGACATCACCAAATGGTAGCTCACGGCCCATCTTTGCAAAGTAGCCGTTGACGTTTCGCTTGACACCATTAACATCGCCTGCGGGGATATCTACCCCACCTCTACCGCCTTTGAGTGCGGCAACAATAGCTGATAGCGCACGCGGCACGGCTTTGAATGAGCCATCATCGACGACAACAAAGGGCAGCTTGTAAGCGCCGAAGTTGTCCGCGTTCTTTGCATCAAACCACATGAAGCCGTTGCGATAGGTCGCTGACGGTGCGTCGGTTGATCCCGTTTTGTCTTTAATTTGAGTGGTCGCTTTTTCGCCAGACCAGGGCGTCGCTTGATCCATCAAGGGATAATTCTTGTAGGCCATCGCACCTTTTACTTCGGTGACAACAGCGTTTGTGTTCGCGGGGATTGGCACAAGTGAGACTTCGAGCAACTCCACTTCTTTGAATGAGCGCGTTTGCCCATCGTCGCTGAAATCAATGTTCTTTCGATTGGCGAAAAATGCGACACTAAAGCTTGTGAGGAAGCCGTTTTTAGCCAATGAATACTTTTCGCGCCCCTCTTGAATGTTTAAATCAATTTGGCCTGAGACTTGAAGGCCGATGTTATTTTCAAACATCTCGTTCGGGTCAAAGCCGCCTATCTGATCTCTGTGACCTGCAAGCATCGGCAGCTTTTGATTGCTTGATCGCAACGCTTGAATGCTTTTAGTGAATGCGCCAGGCATCATGATATCGCCTTCGCGATCCGTATTGCCGAATGTTGATGCAAATCCCTCTACAATCCCAATGTTCTTAATCGGGTCTTCTGAGATATTTTTAATGACAAAGTTAAAATTTTTATGAAACATGGGCATCGTCTGCAATGTTATAATATAACGTTATTATAACTACTTTGAAAAGAGCGTCAAGCTTGAGCAACGACAATTGTTAATGTTGCCAGGTGAGCCCGCGAAGTCGCCAGGGTGCGATAATTTCTCACCGCCTACGGTATACTTCTGATGGATTGGCACCGTCTGACCGTCTGCTAATGCGTGCGCGGGCCGTACCTCGTCATCGCCTACTGTGACCCATGTTTTAGTTGAAGACCGGATAGCTGTTTGTGCGCCCAAATTGGTCAGCATAAACGTTGCTGTCGTGTTCTTTGCGTTCTCTGCGGTGCCCTGGACTTGCGTGTTCACAATCTGAGCGTTAACACGTCCATTCGTTTTCACTTTCCATTTTCGTGACGCACTCGCTGCTACTTTTGCTTGGTCTTTGAGATCGCTTTGCGTTTCAAAGAAGATGTCGTTTAAATCAGATTGCATCGTTTTGAGGAGTTGCACGGCTTGAGGGGATGCTTGCTGATCAGCTTGCGCTTGGAGAATCCGCCGGAGTTGTGTTTTTTGATCATCTGAGAGGGTTGCCCCCATCTGTTTTGACAGATTCCTCACTTGCTGGTTCATGAAAAAAGTGTTGGTCTTTTCGTAAGAACGTCGCAAAATCAATTGAAGGGGCAACCTGAACGCATTTAAGTCAATGATTTGACCGCTTTCGGCGTATGTTGATTTAGCTGTCCGTACCATGCGTGAAATGAGCAATAAGATGGCAATGGCCAACGCTGCCTCTTGCTGCATCTTTTTGTTTTTTTCTTGCTCAGCTTGAGCTTGTTGCGCTTGCGTCGGCATCGCTCGTCTCTTTGCTATCGTCTGGCTTGCCGCTGCCGCTGTCGTTGTCCTTATCGTCTTCTTGATTGTCGTCCATCTCGTTTGAGACGGCATCAGCTGCACCAATCGGCACCATGGTTGATGGCTTATAGATTTCATCGCCGCCTTCGTAGCTCGGCAAGTCAATGCGGTTTCTGATTTCATTATCAGACATGACATTGAGCTTTGACATATCGGTCACTTGCTGAATAGTTCTGTCTTTGATTGCTGGGATCGTACACGGATCAAAAGAAAGCACGAGATTATCGCTGTTTTTGTACATCGGCATCAAGTTCATCGTTAGCGTGTCATAGATGCGCTTTGTGAGCGGTAGAATAGCCATGTCATATAAATGCGTCATCGCGACTGACATGTTAGCGAGTGAGA